ATACGGTGCTAAAGAGTTTGGGTATAGAATGTATTAAAGGGCATGTGATAAAGCACACTCCAATGTTTACATTTTTAACTCAAAGCATGGGTAGAAAAGATTTATTTTTAGCAGAGCCTTTGTTTCACAATATAGAAAAACATGATGGTTTGGTTGTAAGATTAACTTTATTGTGAGCAAAAAATGTACATTGTACGTTTATTATTTTTTGTAGTATCTTTTACACATGTTGGTTTTGTTTTCGCACAAGACACAGACAGCGGTAACACAAGCACACAGTCTGGTGATTTAAACACTAACCAACAAGGTGCAACAGTAGACAGTAACAACAACACGACCACAAACACCAATCAATATAATGGTGCTGGTAGTGCAAGTGAAATCCCAGTAGCAAGTGCAGTTGCCCCTAGCCTAATGAGTGGGGGTAATGACAGTTGCTTAAAAAGTTTAAGTGGTGGTGTATCAACTCTACAAGTTGGTATAAGTGCAGGACGGTATCAAATAGATGAGGATTGTAATAGACGTAAAGATGCACAAATGCTTTTCACGTTGAATATGAAAATCGCTGCTATCACCAGAATGTGCCAGAGTGATGAAGTCTGGTTGAGTATGTTTAAAAGTGGCACACCTTGTCCACTTATCGTAAATGGCAAGGTAGTAGCAGGTAAAAACGCTTATCTTACTATGAAGCGTAAACCTAAGTTATTTGTAAGAAATTACAAAAAAGACAAAGAATACTTTGATGTTGCTTTAGGCATCAACGGAGATAAAACAAATGGAAAAGATAAAGAAAATACTGACAAGTCTATTTCTGATCGCTTCCGCACAACTGAGTGGTGATACTAACAACGGTGTTTATTATCCTCAGTCAGTAACATTTGGTTCTCTTGTAGACCCAAATATAAACCCATTACGTCCTACTGGTGAGTTTGTGGAGATACAAGAGCTCATCAATACCGCTAATTATATAAATACTCAAGTTAGTAATGCCACAGCTAGTGTAATAGAAATGCAAATGGGTGTACCCATAAGCTCCGATAACATAGAAGGCCTCACTGTCCCAGTGGCAGGTAGAACAGATTCCCACAAGATAGATCTCTTAGAAGTCGCATATTACAATCAATCAATATTAGACACGGCAAACGCTAACTATTACTCAGCAGAACACTTATTGGTGGATAGCTATGAAGAAAATATTGCAGAAATGTCAGCGGCAGTTGATATATTTACAGACGCAGCTACAGAAATTTCAAAGGCAGAGCAAATATACACAGAGGCTATTAACGCTCAAACTGATGATGAGCGTATCCAGTTGCAAAATTATATCCGTGCAAATGATGTCCAGATTGATCAATCAACGGTACAAACCTTTAACCAGTCACTTGATACAATTGAAGATAAAGCACAAGAAGCTACAGCAAGCCTATGGGCAAGCCAAGATTCAAGTACCCTTGCTATGATTAACTATGACTCAATTAGCACTTTATCAAATATGACAAACGCTTCTGTAGATTATGACGCGTGGACAGATCAAATGACTATCAGTTGGGGAGAAGGAGTAAGTGATACTGTGCTACAAGGTGTGTTCTTTAACAATGAGGGTGCTATAGGATGGACTCAGGCTGCCTCAGAGGTCTATGACGGATTTTATGGAGATACACCACCTGTTACTATTAATGAAATGTATAGTGCTTATGAGTACGGTAGAGGAGAAACTGTGGCCTCTTTTGCAAGTGGGTATGAAGTTAATGCTAAGTTGTACGATCCAGTGCAACTCGTGCAAGACGTTATAGAGGTAACAAACGAAAACCCAACAACAAATTACAACAACCAAAATGGTAATTTAGGTGGATTATGAGTTTAGAGGATATTGAATTAGATGTCGGTGGTACAAAATTCAAAGGAATTTACATCGCCATATTGTTCTCGTTTGCTACTACAATAGGTGGTGGGATATGGTGGGCTAGTGAGTTTGTATCTAGAATAGGTCAATTAGAAACCAGTTTTGAAGAAGCTGTACAAGTGATAAGCAAGATTGAGCCATTAGAGATAGAATTAGCTAGTATTCGCACCAAAATTGAGGATAATGACTTAGGGCATTTGCAAGGCAAACTCGCTGAACTTGATACACTATTAAATGGCATAAAGGAGCGACAGTCTGAAGTCTTGACAAATGCCTCTTCTTCTACAGCTAAAGTCAATGCTATGGAAAAAGATTGGATAGAAGTAAGGAATGAATACAAAAAAATGGCAGATGCGATAAAAGAGTTTGAAGTCAAGATAGGTAATTTTAAAAAAGAAGTAGATGATCTGTGGAAAGGATTAGATGCTGCAAGTAGTCCGTTGGGGTAAACCATGCCTTTTACTAAATTACAATTCAAGCCCGGAATCAATAGAGAAGTTACGCCTTATTCTGGGTCACAAGGTTGGTTTGATTGCAACCATGTACGGTTTAGGTTTGGTCAAGCCCAAAAGATAGGTGGTTGGACACAAGCTAGCACAGATTTTAGTTTTCATGGCGTGTGTCGTAAACTGTTTACATGGCTTAGTTTAGAAAATCAAAAACTTATAGCTGTAGGTACAACCACTAAACTGTATGTCAAGTCTGGTGATAACTTACATGATATTACACCTGTGCGAGTAGCAGGTGCTACAATTGATGCAAACCCTTTTGATATCACTAATACTAGTAGCACAATAAAAGTCAACGATACTGGTCATGGTGCTGTTGCAGGTGATTTTGTATCTTTTTCTGGTGCAGCTACTCTTGGTGGGAATATTACCGCAGCCGTGCTAAACCAAGAATATGAAATAACTTCGATAGAAGACGCTGATCACTATTTCATAGAAGCTAGAGCAGCTAACAAAATAATGTCTATCACTACAAACGGTGAACTTGTACCTTCTGCTGTTTCGGCTAGTGGTAGCGACAGTGATGGCGGTGGTAGTGCTGTAGATGCTGTGTATAGATTATCCAGAGGCCTTTCTGTTGCAGTAGACGGTGGTGGTTGGGATGCAGGTACGTATGGTAGACAGGCTTGGAATAACCCAGAATTAACCACAGAGCCTACTCAACTATTAAGAATTTGGTCAATAGATAATTTTGGTGAGGATTTAATTTTAAATACAAGGGGTGGTCCTGTATTTTATTGGGATACAAGCAAAAACAAGCCGACCAAGATACCAACCAGTACGATCACTACAGGCACAAATAAGATAACAATAACAGGCCATGCGTTTGCCACTAATGATGTAGTTATATACGACTCACAGGGCGGTACAAAAATGCAAATAGCTAGTGTAGATGTAGCTGACGGTACAGTATTTTATGTAATACGCTCAGATGCTAATGATATACAGCTTACTACTAAGTCTGGTGGTAGTGCTTTAAATATCTCAGGAACAGGTAATAATCAACAAACTTTTGTTGGTTTACCTACAGATATCAGGGACTTAGCAAGCACAGATGGTTATGCCCCTATAAAAGCAAACGGTGTGTTGGTAAGTGAAGAGGATAAACATATTATTACTTGGGGGGCAACTGTTGAAGGCAACGCAGGAACGGAAGTACAAGACCCCTTACTCATACGTTTTAGTGACCAAGCTAACCCATTAGCTTGGCAGAGTTTAGATACAAACACAGCAGGTTCTATTACTATCAGTAGTGGTAATAAAATAGTTGTATGTGTACAAACTAAACAAGAAATACTTGTTTTAACAGATGCAAGTGCTCACTCTATGCAGTTTCTTGGACCGCCATTTACGTTTGGTCAAAAGCTAGTTTCTGAGAATATTACTATTGTTGGTGCTACCAGTGCAGTAGCAGTAGATGATCTTGTGTATTGGATGGGAGTAGAAGAGTTTTACATGTATAACGGTGCAGTGCAAACCATACCGTGCTCTGTTAGAGATTATATTTTTGATGATTTTAACATAGCTAGAAGAGAGATGGTGGTTGCAGGTGCAAACGCAGCATTTGATGAGATATGGTGGTTTTATCCTTCTAAAGTAAGTAATGTGAATGATAAATACGTAATCTACAATACAAAAGAAGGTGTTTGGTCTTATGGTAATTTACAGAGAGACGCATGGCTAGACAGAAGTTTATTTGTAACACCATTAGCTACTAAAGATGGGCACATATTTGAGCATGAAAATGGTTTTGATGATGACACCTCGCCACTTACAGCATTTATAGAGAGTGCTGATTTAGAAATGGGTTCTGGTGATGATGTTAGTTTTATAAGCAGAGTAGTGCCTGACCTATCTTTTAGAGACTCAACTAATGACAGTGCTACTGCAACATTTACGTTAAAAGCTAAAGATTATCCAGGAAATAATTATCAAGACTCAGGCTCGCAAACTCAAGGAGCTGCGGCACAAAAAGACCCTGATGCTGTGTATCAGTACGGTATAGATTCTTACACAGATAAGATAGATGTAAGAATAAGAGGTAGGTCTTTTATATTAAGGTTGGAAACTACTGAGTCTGGTGTAGAGTGGAGATTAGGAACTCCTAGAGTGAATGTACAACCTGATGGAAAAAGATAATGCCAAAGAATGTAAAGTTTACAACCCCGCAACTTCCCGCTGCACCTAGAGAGTACGAACAAGGCCGTTTTGAAAAAATACTTAACTCTCTACGTTTATACTTTTCGCAACTTGATAACCACCTAAGATCAAAAGAGTTTGAGCTAGAAAGTAACTCTATGGAAATCACTAGCTTAGATACAGGTGATAAAGAAAAACCTATTATATCTTTGTTCCGTAACTCATCTAGTCCAGCTAATAGTGACAAGTTGGGTGCAATTAGATGGTTTGGTCAAGCAGACTCTGGGGAAAAGAAACTTTTTGGTCAAATATACACTAAAGCAGCGGACATAGGGGACGCTAGCGAACAAGGTGAAATGGTATTTACCATAGCCGCAGACAATGGACTTACAAGTGCTGTTGCAGATGCTGTCACTGATATTACTGCTGATATAGCAAACGATATAGATCCTGCATTTACCATAACACAAAATGAAGTAAAGATTCCCGGAACTAGTAGTTTCATGATAGATGGTTATGATAATGGTGGGCTTCTTAAATTTAAAGAATCTGGTGGTAATGTAGGCACTGTTAATTTTGTTGATATTACTGGTAACCGAGCAGTCCAGTTTCCTGATGCGTCTGGGATTGTAGTTCTTAATGAAAGTGGCACTATATCAACTACAAACTTAACGGCCACTGGAACTATTAGTGTGTTTAATAGCACATCAGAAGCGGCACTACTTAAAGTAGGTAGAGATGATAACCAAGACATTACTATGTTTGGTGATGACAACACTTTAACAATTAAAGCCGCACAGGATGCTGATGGTAATACCGCACATAGCTTTATACTTGATAGAGTATTTGGTGGTACTGGACTGAGTGATTTTAGAATAAGGCATGATGGTAATGATGAGTTTGTTATATCAGATAATAGTGGAGCTGTAACAGCCACATTTAATGCAACCACATTACA